ATGATTTCGTCTTTGATCTGCTGACGCAGCGCCTCGGTATCTACCTGTTGCGGTATTTCTTGTCTGAGCGCAGCGATTTGCTCTTGAATCGGGTTCACAGCAGCCGAAATCGCTTCTTGCCTTTGTTGAGCTATCGGGTTGATTGCTGCCGCCAAGTCGTCTTGCGTCAAACCAGCAGCCTGTAGAGCGTCGATACGAGAGGCAAGCGCCGCTCGCTCCCCTGTCGCCGTATCGACTGCTTGCTGAAACTGAGCGGTTTGGTCGTTCACGGATGCGAGTTGCGACTGAATGGTTTCAATAGGCAGAGCACCGAGATTGTCAGCAAGTCCGCCTATTTGTTGTTCAAGCCCAGCGATCAAGCTGGCTGTTTCGTTTCGAATGTCTTCTGATTGCGCTGCATTGCCAGACTCGACATCTGTATACAAACTTTCAAGTTGTTGGTTGAGGCTGCTCAGCTCCGCTTGTGTCGCGTCTGCCGCGGCCTGCTGTTGTTGGTCAAACTGTGCGCGGCTTGCATCTATCGCTTCGTTGATGTCCGACAAATCGCCAGACAGTGAGCCGAGTCTTTCTTGGAGAGAACCTGCGGATGCTTCTTGTGCCTCGCGAACTAGCCGGTCTCCCTCTTCGATTTGTCTTGCCAGAGCCTCTCGTTCACTCAAGCCAGAAGTACGCAGATCGAGCGTCTCCGCATCGATGCCGCGTTGAAGGTCTTCAATACGTCCCTCAAGCGCCCTAGTAATTGCAGACCTCTCAGCGGCTGCTGCGTCTCCAGCAGAGGAAAGCGGCTGACGCAGCATGTCCCGCAAATTTGATATTTCGTCGGTTTGTCTCAATCCGCCGGTAAAGCCGGGAAAAGGTAGTCGGGGTACACCGAATCGTCCACGGGCTCTGTCGGTGCCAATTGCGCTAACGGTAAGATCCTCGGCCTCTGGCAATGTGCCACGGTCAAAAGCTGGCCGGTTCAGGAATTCACTCAAATCTGCAAACGGAGAAACCTTGCTACCGTATTCCTCCTGCGCAGCCGCCAAATCATCAGGAACTCGTCGCCTGAAAATAGATGGGAAGCGTCGGTTTCGTCTTCGGATGGGCAACGCACTCATATCATCACCAGTTCTTGCAAGACCAGTATCCCGCTGAGAATACGTCTTTTTTCTTTTCTACTGCATCACAGTTGTGTCTGGCACGAAAGCTACGCCGACGATCAGGGCTGTCACGCTTGATTTCCATATTCGGATCACCGTAACGCACGATCTTGACTTGATCACCTTTTTTGGCAAGCACTGCGAACTTTTTGTTCTCGCCGGGCGTTCTTTTTTGTTGGTTGTAGCCGGGGAAAGACTCACCTCGGTAGATGAGTCTGCCCGTTTTAGTTCGCTTTACGTCACTGATGTCAGCCATAAGACTTGATCAATTCCAACACAATCATATAAGTGTCACCGCTCGAGTGACCGACGGTCGTAAAATCGAGGTCGCCAGTAATGCCAGAGCCTGCGTTATTGGGGATGCCACTGAAGTCACTGTAATCGTGATATCCGTTGCTGTCCTCACTCAGACCGATAGCCAGCACATTGCTGGTCGCATCGAACTCTATCTTGACTGACATCCCAGTACACTGCCACCAAATCTTGTTGATCGTCACGCGGTTGCATGACAAGCCAGCAGAGTTGCTGCTCAGTGCCGAGACATCGACTTTTTTGACTGCCGATTCACCGGTGCCATCACTGGCGTTGGTGAACTTCAAGACGGCTTTACGCTCACCGTCTTGAATGGTTTGCGAGGTTACCGCATCAGCCATGATTCACCTCCGTTTAGAGTTCAGTGGTGGCTGTGCGCTCTTTCATCGCAGAGATGTAATCCACGGTCAAAACCTTTGCAGCCGCGGCACCATTCTGAATACCAAAGCTCACAGTCAGTTCTTCGTCGTCTGGAGCGTTTGTGCTGACAACGGTGCCGACTTCTGCATTGTTTTGGTAGACGTGAAAGAGTTGATCCTTCGGATCAAACATGAAACCGACAGTCATGAAGGTGTCGTCAGCCATCGCGGTAGGTAAATCGAGAGTGCTCTGCGTACCGTCTTTCTCAACGATGAATTGCAGCGTGGTTGAGCCATCAGTCAGCAGAAAGAAAATCCCGTCTGTCACATCAAGTGGTGACGTGTCGGTGAGCTGCAATCCCATGACTACGTCAGAGGCGTCTGCGTCGCTCGTCTTCATGCGAGCCGCGAAAGCTAGTTGCTTGGTTGACTCGAACTTGAAGCCCTCTTTGACGAGCTGTAAGAAATCGTTGTCGTTGTCGGCGTCATCGTTGGTGATGACCAGCAAGCCGCCGTCACCGTCACCTAGCGCCTCGGACGCATTCCCTGAACCGCCTTCGGTCGTGGTAATCGTCCAATCTGACGCCAGATAGGTGTCAAAGTCGTTGAAGTAAGTGTGGTATTTCTGAGGGGCAGGCATCTTGAGTTTGCCTGATGTGCCAGAAGCCCCGACGTTGGTTACACCTGAAGTAAAATGAGTCGTCATGAAAGTTCTCCTGTATGAACCAGTGATCGGTTCATCCGACCACCATCTGACTCGCTCAGTTTATGGCAACACTGGGCACAAAAAAAGGGGGCATATGCCCCCTTTCTTTTGCTTGATATCTACGCGCCTTGTGAGCCGTAGATGCCGCGCCAGTCGCTGAAGCCGAAGCTGTAACGCTCACGGGCTTTGTAGCGGATGTTGCCTGTCGTAAAGTCAGGCTCCATGCTCGTTTCCATAGCAGTGCGCTGGAACATCTTCAAGCCTTCTCCAGCGTCAGTGACGCTAGTCAGAATGAAGAACGCATCAGGATCAGCCAAGTAATGGTTGACCGTGTAGCCGCCCGGCAACACACCAGTGTTGCGGATTGCGTTGATGTCGTTGTCAGCAGTGCCTGAACGCAGTGTTGAGTTCAGAATACGATCTGCAACGAAAGTCAACTGAGGCGGTACAACCAGCTTGGTTGCCTGCACTGAGATGGTCAGACCCTTGTCGTCAGTGAACGTGCTGATGTCGATCAGCGCATCTTCTAACGAGGTCTCATTCAAGTCAGCCATTGACGTTGCACGGTTTGCAGCAGTGCCCCCACCCGCGAGCGGGTGAGCCGTGTTGATCAACGATACGCCGTCACCACCAGTGAAGCTGGATGAGAACGCATTGTTCAATACGTCTGCACCTTTCACTTCTTTGGTGTTAGCCATAGATCGGGCCAAAGCCTTCACATATCGCTTACCTAACGAGTCGTATAAGTTGTCTTCAACCGCTTCATCAGTCAAAGCGAACGCTAACGCGACGGTGTCGTGCGTGTAGCGAGCGGTGAATGACTCTGTAGCGTTGTCAAACGCCACGCCTTGGCCTTCAGTCTTCGTAGGCGCACCACCGAAACCAGTGATGAGCACCTCTTCCTCGAAAGCTCTTTGCGAATCTTCGATTGCGAAGATTTCTTCGTACTCGCGGTCATAAGTGTCGTAAGACATGCCGAAAAGCGAGTTCAGACCCGGCTCCAGCTCTTTAGCGAGCTGCGCTCTTGAAATAGCCATTGTTCAGCTCCTTATGCTAAGCCAGCGCCTTTGACGCCGAAGATTGAGTTTTGAATGACCACAAGCACGTTTGTATTAGCCGAGGCAACGTCGTCGTTGTTCGGATCTTGTGAAATGTCAATCGCCTTGATTGGGAGGTTTGTGTTGGTTGCTCCCGTCGTCACGTCAAGCTCAGCACCTGAGATGCCGGTTTGAGTGCTGCCACTGCTGGTGTACACAATATCAAAATTGCCAAAAAGATCAGCAACAGGGAACGTGTCATCAGCTTGTACTTCATAAACCACATTCGGATCGTCAACGATGAATGCGATTATGTCTGAAGCGTTAGTGCTTGCGGGATAGAAGTTTTGAAAAACTTGCTCACCCGTGGTCGGGTCAGTGAACTGACAACCGTTGAAAACACCCACGATAGGCACCGTGCCGCCGTCCGCGTGCACCTCTACCGTACCACCAGTCACCTGAGCGACCATGTCGCCTTGGAAAATGGAGGTTCCGTAGTTCGCCGCGATGCGATATCGACTTGTGCCGCCAGAATAGGGTGCGCCGCCAATCATTCTGACGGGCTTCATGCCAAATGCAGCGTCTTTATTCGCCATTTGAGATCACCTTTTATCTGCGTCCAAAAGTTACGTTGGTGTCTCGCTGCGGATCGTATTTAACATAACGGCTGTCACCACGGGTCTCATTGAACATGGTATTGTCCAGTGCATCCTTGGCCTCTTGAGTTTTCCCTGCGTAATACGCACGTCTTTCTTCTACCGTTTCGTTTGGAATCTTAGCGAGCAACAACCCTTCGTTGTAAACCACGCCTTCGTTTCGTCCACTGTCCATTGTCGGCAAAGATCGCCATTCGGGTGGCAAGTCGGTTCCTCTTACAAGTTCCCAACCCTCACGCAAACGCCTTGATACGTTGGCGCGATCCTCTTGACCTAACATCGATTCACGAATCCACCTATAGGTGTACCCCTCTGGTGGCGTCGGAGTTTCCAGTGAGCGAACTGGTCGCCATGGTTTCCTGCGAGTCTGATTATCGTGGGACTGCGAGTCACGGGATGAACGTGCGCTTGCTTTGGTTTCTGCCATGTTAACTTGCCTCTCTTGCTAGAATTTTCTTCTTCTCTGCGGCTACACGCTGCATCCATGCCTCTTCAGACATGTTGTGCGGCTTCAAGCCTCGGAGACGCTCTATTTCTGACTTAGAAAAGCTCACGCCATTCTTTTTGCCTTGTGTTTTTGACCGGCCCGATTGTGGGGCTGATGCGACTCTTTGCACAGCGGGTCGCGATTCACTTTCAACGGTCTGTGATCCACTTTCTGCGGATTTGGTGTGAGGATAAACCGTGTTCACACGGCTGTCGAGTTCCTCATAATACTCATCGGAGCCAACGTCGTAGCCCTCGTTTGCTAGGTTGTAATGCACATAGTAGGCATACTGAGTTGCCTTCATGTCCTCTGCGTCGTCCTTGTTCGCATACCAAGGGTTACGTTCATGCCAAGCCAAGGCGTCTTCTGTCGGTTCAACCTCTTGTTCTACCTGCTGCGCTTGCTCTGGCTGTTGATAGACCGGCTGCTCATTGCCCTGCGAGACGTATTCTTGCTCTTGAACCGCGGCTTGCTGTTTCGCCTTGGCTACTCGTAGCTTTTCTTTTTGAATCGATATATCGCTTTGCAATTTCGCAGCTTTTGTAATCAGATCGGCGTCACCAGACTCAACCGCCTTGCGGTACACGTCATCGATTTGCGCCTCTTTGCTGGTAATCGCTTCTTCTTCCTTCAGCAAAACCTGATTCGATTGCTGCTGAGAGTATTGACGATACTGTTGTAACTCTGCCTCTTTTTGCAGAGCAATCTGCTCAAGCTGTTGTGCTCGCTGTTCTGCTTCACGCGTTCTGGCGTTGAGCTTGTTGATTCGCTTCGATACAGACTTGGTGTAGTTTTCTAGCTCATCTTCTCCACCAGCTTGCGCTTGCGGCTCTACAGGGTCTTCTGTCACCTGTATCTCAAGCTGCTCTTCCATCGTCTCTTGAGTTTGTTCTGCGTTTTGGTTCTCAATCATGTGAAACTCACTATGTCGTCAGGATTCAGTATGGTTCCTATTACTTCGTCGTCGTTGATGATTCGCACTTCACCGCCGTCTTCGAGTTTGAATCGAGCGCCAGCGTAGCGACCGATGAGCACCCATTGTTTTTCTTGACACCAAGGTGTGTCTCCAAACTTTTCTGTGTCGCCGTAACAAAGCGGCCCCATTTTCACGACGTAAGCGACGACGGTCGCAAGAGCCTCTCGGTCTACGGTTTCTTTCAATAGGTGTATGCCCCCATCGCTCTGTGCTTTTCCCTTATAAGGTAAAACCAACATGCGCCAGCCACTCGGGTCAGGCATTCGTTCAAGCGCGGATTTGTCAAGAAGAGTTGGGTCAAGAACGACTTCGCTGCTTGGAACGTAAGCAGCCTCGGTGGTTGGTGTGGTCAATTTAGATTTCCTTGTAAAAATCTCTGATCGTTTCTTCCACCAAGTTTATAATAGTTAGCTCTCCCTGCAAACTTTTGTAGTGCTCTATATCTTTCAACATTCCGTCCATGAGCACTTCACTGATCAGCTCACGCCGCTCTTGCAAGATGCGCTTGAGGCGCGAGCCAAGATCAATATCGTCCACTAATCACGCTCGTGGAAGTCATAGCCGCGGGTAGCTGCACCGAAGCCGCGAGCTTTGATCACGCGGTACGGGCCACCCATGGTGCGACGCACAGGATCAGGCGATGTCGGTGTAGTTTTCATAGTTTTGGTCGGCGTTTCGACCTTTTCAATTTTGCTCATGTCTTTCATCAGTCGTCCTTTTTCTTGCGGGGGGCTTTCTTCGGGGGTGTTTTTTTCGCTTTCGCTTTTTTCGGTGCTGGTTTTTTCGGCTCTGGCTCAACAACCACTTCAGGTTCGGCCACCGGCTCCGGTTCTGCCTTTAGAACCGCTGCCAAAGGTGGTGGTGGCTCTGTGCCGTTGATTCTGGCGAGCTTGGTCGCGATGCGATGGTCGCTCACGGCTTTTTTCTGCGCGGCGTTTGCTTCTGCTTGCAAAGCCATTTTCGCTTCAATGTCGCGAATCAACCGCTTTTGTTCCTTCAGAGCGATGATCTGCTCCCTGACGGTTGAGTTCGAAGAGGTAAATTTTGCAGCCATTATCGGCCTCCTTTGTTTTCCATGTCGAGCAACTTCAACTCGGCTTGTTGCTCTAAGCGACGAATCGCTACGTCGAGCTTATCGTCCGCAACTGCCTTCTGAGTATCAATACGTTGCTTGGATATTTCTGTTTCGAGCAGCTTCTCTTGCGCTCGCTGAGCTTGTTTCGCTTCAAACTGCTGGTTATCTGAATCAATAGCTTTCTCTCGAAGCTGCAACTCTTGCTGCCTGATCTGAACCAGCGGATCAGTCTCGTCACCCTGACCGATAGACTCGAGCAACTCTTGAGTGAGTTGAGCCAGTACGGGTGCAGAAAACTGCTCGATCTGCATCTGTATCTGGCCCATCTGCATTTGCATCTGGTCGGGGGGTATTTGTCCAGTTTGACCCGCCTGCTGAAGTTCTTGTATCTGCTGACTCAGCTCTGGTGGTATTTGATCCTGCACCATCTGACCAGCCATGAACTGGAGGTGCTGCATCATGTGCCCGATAATCATGCCTTGCAGCGCAGGGTTTTGTTTCACCACATCCGTCAGAAACAAAGATCGATGCGCGTCAATGTGTGCCTGATGGTTTTGCTGCTCGAATGCCTGTGCAGGCTGTCCCATGAGAAAGCCGTTGTTCTCGATACCTGCATCGATTGGTTGGGGCATTGGTGGCGGTGGTGGTGGCTGAATCAAGCTATCCACATCGTCAACGCCAAGCGCCGAATACATGCGTCGGTACGCCTCGTAGATACCCTGCGGCCCGTGTATCTCAGGGTTTGACTGAACCATCGTCAGCAGTTCTTGCGCCATCGTAATGCGCTGTGACTGGCTGAAAATGTTTGGGTCAGATACGGGTATGACATCGACGCGGCCATCGAAGTCTTGACCCATGATTTCTTGTGGGCCGTTGCGCGAAACATACGGGTAGCTCTGTGGCAAGTATTCTGAGAATACCTTTGCCAGCAACTGAAACTCGAGCTTTTGACTGTAGTGCAGGCGCTTGTGAATCGCGCTCATCACCTTGGTGCCACGCTCCAGCAAAGCGACCGTTGTGCCAACTGGCATCGCTTGATTCATGTCACCGACATTCATGTCAGCGATACTGGCGAAGCGTTTTCCTGAATCGACTAGCAAACCAAGCAACGACATCAGAACATTGCTAGGTTCTTTGATTGGTAACGGTATGAGGTTTTCCCGCAAAGACGCGCCAGTCGTGTCGATATCACGGAACTCACCGGGTTGAAGAGGGCTGTCTTCATCTCGAATGCGCATACCTCGCGCCTTGAAGCCAGCAGGTAGGTTTGCCAAAGTGCCTGCATCAATGAGCTGTCGCAGGATGGATGTCGCTGACTTGCTGATGCCGCCTATCATATGTGACAAGCCCAGCCCGTAGAATCCAAGACCCGGCAAGAACTTGTATTGCACGAAGAAGTTGATCTTCATCTTGCGAGGGTCTTGCTCCAGATAGTTACGCCGAATCGACAGAACTCGTTGTGACTGCTCATCGATGGTTACGATGTAAGGCAGCTTCAAACCGGTAGGCTCGCCATCTGCTCCAATATCCTCGAAGCCCGGTATGTCTAGTATAGTGTGAGTCTCGAAGACGACGTGATCACGGTTTTCTTGATACGACGGCTCCATGCCTTCGATTTCATCGATCTCTTCTTCGATCTCGCTTCGCATGTAGTTTACTGAGCCGCCTTTGAGTTCTATGTCCGCATAGAACCCATTGAGCTGTTGCTTCTTGATCTCGTTGCGGCTCATGTTCAAGACGTGCGTGACACGCTCTGCAGTGAACAAGTCTGCCGCTTCGTAAGGCACAATCAAATCTTGCGGCTCGATAAACTTGCTCATCGCCTTGTTTAAGCCGGTGTCGTAGTAGACCTTTTTGAACGCAGAACCAGCGAGGGGCAAATAGAACAGGAGCATGTCAAGTTCTGGGTCGTACTCCTGCATCACGTTCATGATGTAGTAGTTCATGAAGTCCTGAACACGGCCAGCCTGCATTTCGACTTCAGGGGTGCGCACACCCACGATCTCGGTCTTCACTGGCCCTTTGGCTGGCAGTAGCTCCTTGTATGCTTGTGCCTGAAACTGCGTTACCGACTCCGCGAGGATGGGATGTATCACACCAGTCGAACCCTCAAACGGCTGGCTACGAGACTCATCGAACTTCATGCCGAGATATTTCAGGCCATCCGTATAAGTCTTCTCCCACTCGCTGCGACTCTCCTTGTCTGACTTGATAGACGACAGCACGTCGTCAGCCAGCTTTGATAAATCGTTATCCGAGATAAAATCAACAAGGTTTGCGTTGAAGTCAGTAGCGATGGTCTCTTCTACTGCGTCGATTTCGTCATCGATCAAAATGCCTTCTTCGGCAACAAGGATCTGAGCCGCGTTACGAATCTCGTCATTACGAGTCATTTCTGGCTCGATCTCCATCGCGCTGCCCATGGGCATCACGTCGGGATCTGTCTCTGTGCCTAGCCCTTTTTTCTCGATAGCCATCAGTAGTAAACCTGCCTGTTCGGTCGTAAGAGATGCACCTCTTCAGGGTAGTCATCCTGTAGATTCAAGAAGCCACCCTGACGAAAACGCATCAACGCCATCGTTGCACTGTCGCAGTAGTCATCGTTATCCCCAAACGGAAAGCTCGCCATCTCTTCGATAACTTCATCCGCAAAACTTTCGTCGGGTGCCCAGACCATGCCAGATTCAAAAATCGGCGCGACAGAGTTCATGCGAGCGATCTTATCCTGACCTCTCGACGGTGTATAGCTCGTCACAGGTATGCCCATGCGCCTGAGTTCTTGTGTAAGGGGAGTCCCGCTCGCTTTGGCCTCGATCAAAACGCAGTCTGGCTCCCAGTATTTGTATTCGTCATACGCGAGTCTTTTCAGCTCTGGGAAGTCCATGCGCACCCGTTTTGCGTCGAGCAAAATAATTGCTTGGACGTCTTCGTCTGGCGATTGGAAGATGGCCCATGTGGTAATCGCAGAATAGTCCGCGGTTTCTTTTTTGCTGAAAGCCGTATCGTAGGACTGAATAACGTAGTCGTAAGCTGGCACCCAATCAGGCTCCCATCTGCGCCACCACTCACGCTTGACGATAGAGCCAGCCTCTGCCGTCGGGTTTTGCATCCACTGGCTGTTCCATTTGCTGACAGGCAGCGAGGCTTTGACAGACAGCAGTTCTTCTTTCTTCCAAAACTCGGGCCAGAGCGGTGTGTCAGATTCAGGCATAATTGCCGGAAACTCGATCACCTCCCATTGATCCGCGTGATCATCACCCTGCTTCTTCAGAACCTTCCCTACGAGGTCTTTCGTTGACCATCGGGTCATTACGATGATGATGATGCCGCCGGGCTGGAGACGCTGTCGAGGGCCAGATGTATACCACTCGTAAGCCGACTCCATCGCGGTCGGTGAGAGCGCATCTTGCTCCGAGTGAGGATCGTCAATAATCAGCAGATCAGCGCCTCGACCCGTGATCGCACCACCAACGCCTGCGTAGAAGGATTCGCCGTCTTGGTTAGTCGTCCAGCGACCGGCAGATTTGTTGTCAGCCTCGAGCTTGAGGTCGGGAAAAATTTGCGAATAGTGGTCTGAGTCAATGAGATTCCTGACCTTACGACCAAACCGCACAGCCAGTTCTGCGGTATGAGTTGTTTGAATGATCTTGAGGCTGCCCTTCAATCCCATCATCCACGCTGGGAAAAACGTAGAGGCAAACTCTGATTTGGAGTGCCGCGGCGGCAGACAGACGATTAACCGCTTCAGTTTGCCCTGCGCTATTTTGTTGAACTTATCACCGATGATTTTGTGGTGACGACCCAGTATGCACTCGGGCCACATATGTTTGACGAACTCGATAAAGTCGCCCTGACACTTGTCTTGAACCTCCATCTGATCGTATCGAGACAGAAGCGCCAAGGCTTCGTTCTGATCCTGTTCACTGAGGATCTCAAAGTCTTTGAGCGATAGCTCAGACATCCTCCCAAGGCTCTCCTTTGAACAGCAAGGCTTCTGCTTCGCGCCGTCTCACCAAACCGTCAAGCACCTTACCGCCTGCTCTATTCCAGCGTTTGATTTGGTAAGGGGCATCCTTGTAGTCACCGTCATTCAGCTTACGCAGCAACGTGGATTCTTTCAGAGCGCCGGGGCCAAGGTTATATGTCCATGCAACCAGCGCGTCGAACTGATTCTGTGTGAGATCGACCTCGACTAGATTATTCACATATCCTTCGAATTTTTGTAGGTCTTCGGTGAGCATCGATTCCGCTTCTTCGGCTGTGCAGGTGTCCCCTTCGGAGACACCAGATGTGTGCCCGTAGCCGAGTGTCCAAACGTCAGCCGAGCACTGGTAAGCCTCAAGCTCGCAGCCTTCGAACTTCTTGATGAGGGCAACACCCTCGCTACTCGTCACTCGCATTACTTTTCTCGCGCTACTTGGTTGACCTTTTCATAGCTTCTCATAGCGCCCAACCCCAAAAGTCCCATCATGACTGGCACCAACAAGGTCGTGTCTACCGGATCGACTTCGAGCCAAATACCCAAGAGATTTACGATGATCGTGTTGTAAAGCAAACCGAGGGCGCATATCCAACCGATTGCCGGTCGCCACCCGGCAACAAACAAACTCTTGTGAGCTGCCTCCATCTTGTTGATTTCGAGCTGGCCCTTCAAAGCCTCATGCGATTGTTTCTCGGCAAGAGTCGCAATCTCGTGACTCAACCTAGCCTTTTGATCCTTGTCCTCGATAAACTTATCTAACAGTCCCGTTACGGGGCCGACCAAAGATGCAACAATGCTCATTTACCGTTTCCTCTTGTAACCCATGCGCTTGCGCCAAAGAAAGCTGCCACCAGACCAGCGATTGCCACGAAATAGACACTGGCAATATCTCCCAGTATAGCTGCTGCTTGATCCAAGCCTACAAAAGTGCAGACAACGATCAATGTCGGATATAACAACATGCCCCACAGCGCAAACCATGCCATGCCTCTTTGCGCGTTTGCTTTATCCTGCTGCAAACGCAGCTCCTGCAACTGCTGACTGGTTTCCAACTCATCATCGTCCACGACTCCATCGTTGTTCGAATCGTATTGAGCAAATTCAGAGTTTGGCTCCAGCTTCTTCGCTGCCATGTCTAGTCCCAGAATTTCGTGTTAGGCGGCGCATACTTCGGGATGCAATACGCCGTCACGTTTTCTTGTGATGATAGTCTATTATTTTGCACCATTTTATACTTTCCAGATTCAATCATATGAGCAAAGAAATTACACCTGTCAATCGTGCGGAAGAAAAACCGTTCTTCGATTGGAGCGTTGTCTACAACTACGATGAGCAAAAACGCCATGATCATGGCATGTTCAGCCAGTAACTTGCGGCGAACAAAAATGTCGGCCCTGCTATACCGCTAATAAGGAGTGTCCAAAGAATTTTTTCCAACAGACTCACCCGAAGGCTTTCAGGATCAACACAAATATCAGAACTGCGATGCCGCCTCCGATAATAAGAGTCGTTCCACCAACGAGTATTTGCTGAATCAGTATCTGTCTTTCACGCTTGCGTTTTGCCATCAGCCTCTGGTGCGCCCTCCTGTCTTGTTCCTGCTGCCTTATCGCCCGGTCATAATCCTCTAACAGTTTTGGATCGGCGACAAGTAACAGATCCCTTAAGTCTTTTTGATACCGCTCTTGGTTCCTGCGAAGCATTTGCAGCTTGAGGATGTCGTTTTTCGAAAGCGCATTGAACGCTGAGCTTTTGCGTTCTACTTCAAATGTATTGAGAGCCTCGCCAAATTCTGAGACCAAGGCCATTGCCTGCTGCACGTTAGCTTTGCCTTCATTGACATTTTGGATCACCGAATTGATCTGCTGGAGAAGCATCCCGGCGGCTGCAACAGACTCGATAATCACGATTTACCCCATGAAAAACTGAGGCAAAGCTGCCGCTGCAATCAGTGCGTACAGTCCGTAAATAAGGTGTTCTAGGTGTTTAAACTTGGCAGAACCCTCTGCCAGACGCTCTTCGATACGCTGATAACGCAGGGCACACTCACGCTCATGGGCGTTCACTTCGTTCAATGCTTGTTCGCCTGCGTCACTCATACCGATATGTTTACTCTTTGGCTAGGCGCTAGTTGTTGCGCCTCAACCCTGTTACCTTCTTTCGTATATATTGTCGGTATTATTGTTTCTACCGCTTCGCGCACAGTCTCGCCCTCAGCGCCCGTTCTTAATCGCTCCTGCTTTTGCACAGCGACTTGCTTCCAACTGATCTGCGCTGTGTCATTAATGCTTATTTCCATCTTGTGATCCCTCTACAGGAAAACAATTGATATTGGCAGCTACTGTCCTTCGCTCGCCTTCCCCCTGAAAAGGATAAACCATATGCTGCATCCACGATGGGAACATATATAGCCTACCCACCTGCGGCCTCACCACCACATTCTGCGTAGGTTTGAGCCGCTCTCTATCCCATGCGCTGCTCTGTCCGTAGTTAAAACACAAGCAGCCATCACTTTCGCCAGAAGCATTATATAACCCGTACTCTTGCGACCCCGGCCTTGGCCCTTGGACAATCTGAGGCGGCACCTTCGTCCACGTTGTACAGCTAATACCCATGATCGTCTTTGTGCCATGATCGTGAATCGGGTTGTAGTCACCTTCGTAGCTATGCACTGACCATAGCTCGTCCATTTCGACGTTTCTGTTGCCGTCCAGCAACTGACCAGATTGAGCCATGAACTGATTGATATACGTTACGCCCATCTCGCACAAGAACCTAGAAAACGGGGCCAGCCTTGGATCTTCGTGATCCATAACAAGCTGCTCGCCTGTTTTGATCTGACCTACCAGCGTATGCGCGGCGCTAACCTTATCGTCTTGTGTCACTAACTCATCGAGATAGTCATTACACGATTCAACAAACTCTGTCGGGATGTCCAGTTCCATCAAAAATACTGACGGAAGCGGGTGCATCATGTATTCGATCTCAGCCATTTAGAGCTTCGACAGCAGCTTCTTCCTCGCCTTCTTCTGGCTCTTCTTCAGGTTCAACCAACTGAGCATCAGCTTGCACTTTGATCTTCATCATCAAAGGCCATGTCCCGCTCTTGCTTGGCATATCGCCCAGTATCGCTAGGATTGCATTAATCTCGTTTTCTTCTAGGTTGATTTGCACGGTCTATTTTTCCTTATGGTGTATATGCTTTTGCGGCTGCTACGGCAGAGTCGATGGCGCTAAAATCTTCTGACCCCCAGTCACCGAGCGCCTTGCCGTATTCTAAATATCCAGCACTACGCAGTACACGTTCCTGCTTCTCAGCACCTGTGAGATCGTTGCCGAACTCGTTATCAGATGCCAACACACTAGTTATAACATTCGCGCCATCTAGCATCGCTTGATACATCGTGGCTTTTTCTTCGTCGGTTCTAGTTTCCTCAGACATTTCAGTCCTCCTTATGATTCAAGGGCTTCAATACGAGCCGTTAGTTCTTGAACTGCTTTGACTAGCGGCATGATGAACATTTCACGCGATACTTGTTGAACACCCCACTGATCTTCGCTCCAGCCGCTGAAATCGGAAACACCTGCTGCATCCAACGCAGCCTTCACTTCTTGCGCGATGAAGTTATACATCGTCGCTTCTGTGTTCATTTCATTGTCTTCAGCGTTTTCTTTGTAGAGGTGCGCTAACTGGGAATCTGAAGAGTCAAGTTCGTTATTGGGCTTCCAGTTGTATTTCACGGGGCGCAAAGCGTTAATAAACGACAACCCTAACGTGGAATTAGCTATGTTCTTTTTCAGTCTTTGGTCAGAGGATCTCGACCAGTTAGCGTCAGTGTCAAAATCGTTCTTTACGATGTTCGATGATTTACCGAAACTGAAGTCGTTCCCATCACCACTAATGTCGTGACCAATTACAATCGCATGATCACCAGTACCAGATGCGTTGTTAGCATTCTGCCCAATGCAAATGTTTTTACTGCCGCTTGTAGTGGTGTCGCCAGCGTCCTTACCCAAAAAACAGTTTGAGTTACCAGAATCTGTATTCGAGCCTGCGTCTGCACCAACTATTGTGTTGTTTATTCCCGAGGTAACTGAAGCACCTGACTGAAACCCGACTGCGCAATTGCGGGTACTGGCGACTGTGTTAGTCATAAGCTCTAGAGATTTAGAGCCAATTGCTACATTCGAGTTGTTTGCCGCAGCGGCAGAAAGAGCACCGTAGCCGATGGCAACGTTGTTATTGCCAGTGGTTATTGCATCACCAGCAAGGGCGCCCGTAATAGTGTTTTGAACTCCCGTGGTGATTGCGCTACCTGCGCTATAGCCCACGCCGACATTGTAGGCGTTAGTACCTGTCGTAAAGTTTTGAGTTTTTAACGAATCATAGCCTACAGCTACATTTCTACTGCCTTGTGTATCAGTAGAAAGAGCGTTGGTTCCAATTGCGACATTACGATCACCAGATGTTAAAGCGTCTCCCGCGAGACCTCCAATGAGTGTGTGCTCTTTGCCCGAGCTGACTAACCTACCTGCATGATAACCGACTGCTGTGTTCAAGCTATCAGTGGCAGTAGCAGGATTCATCACTAGCAATGCACTAGAGCCAATTGCTGTGTTTTTGCTTCCTACAGTATTTGCACTTAATGCCGAGTTTCCAACAGCTACGTTAAAATCAGCATCTGTTATTGCATCGCCAGCAAGACCGCCGATTAGAGTGTTATCTACCCCTGTAGTGATTGACAGGCCAGCACTATCCCCCACAGCTACGTTATATGACGTAGTTGCCGTGGTGAAATTTTGCGCGGCTAAAGCAGATTGCCCGATAGCTACTGCCCTGCTACCCAGAACGTCAGCACTTAAAGCTGATTTGCCGACTGCCACGTTATAATCAGCATCTGTTAGGGCGTCACCGGCAAGGCTACCGATGAGGGTGTTCTCAATTCCCGTGGTGACTGATGTTCCTGCATTGAAGCCAACGGCTACGTTGTAAGTATCGGTGGCAGTAGTGAAATTTTGAGAAGCGAGCGCACTTCTCCCCAGAGCTGTTGAGCGGCTACCTAACGTGTCAGCGGTTAGAGCAAAAGTGCCGAGTGCAACATTGAAATCGGCATCAGTAAGCGCGTCACCCGCAAGACCACCCACAATAGTGTTCTGGATTCCCGTGGTGACTGCCTCACCCGCGCCCCTACCTACAGCAACATTGTAAGCATTGGTAGATGTCGTAAAGTTTTGTGTTTTAAGGGCTGCTGAACCAATTGCTACGGAATAATTGCCTAGTGTATCTCCACCCAAGGCATGTTTACCGACTGCAACATTTTCATCGCCCTCTGTTAAGGCATCTGCTGCTAATGCGCCAAGAAGCGTATTGCTATGGCCTGTAGTTACCGACTGCCCTGTGATGTAACCCACAGCGACATTGTTTCCATCACCACCAGCATTTAGGGTTTTGAGAGCTTGATACCCAACAGCTACATTATTCCCATCAGCATCTTCAGTGCTTAACGCCTCAAAACCGATGGCTACGTTATTACCACCAGTAGTAAGAGCGTCTCCCGCAAGACCACCAATGAGGGTGTTCTGGACTCCCGTAGTGATTGCATTACCTGCTAAAGCACCAACCGCAACATTGTAAACATTAGTAGACGTAGTGAAATTCTGCGTGCCAAGAGCACCTTGTCCTACTGCTGTAGACCTACTCCCTAATGTATCTGTACTAAGCGCGTTTTGGCCTATTCCGACATTGCGACCGCCGGTAGTAAATGCGTCTCCAGCGGCATATCCAACCATTACATTGAAATCACCCGTAGTTAAAGCCGTACCCGCTTCATCGCCTATGACGACGTTTTGGTTGCCGCCAGAGGTGATTGAGTTACCTGCGTTGACACCCACACGGACGTTGGATGTGCCAGCGGTTGCGGTAATAAGATCCGCGCCATCCTCTATCGTCGTATCACCAGAAATCGCAACAGTGCCGTTGAAGTCGAGCGCGGTCGCCGTCAGATCGATCTCGTCAGTCGCGCCTAAAGACAGAACCGTCGCCGACGAGCCTTGAATGAACTGGCTCGCGTCATTGAACATAATCTTGTTTGTGCTGTTCAGCGTCAGGCCAGAGCCGTCTGTGTGCGTCAAAGTCGTATCGGCATCCGCACCGAAACTGATGACGGCACTGTCAGAGGTAAACGTCAGGTCGTCATCGATGAACAAGTCTGGGATCGACAAGTCTTGCAAGGCATCAACCATCGCACCACCAGAGCCTGCGCCGTCACTGTAAATGGCTTTGGTCTGACCGTTGGCGATGGTGACCGTCGCACCGCTGCCTTGCTTGATGATGATTGAAAATCCGCCGCTTGTGGCATTCTCTATGAACCAGAGCTTCGAAACAGTGTTTGGGCCAATGGTTATGGTGCAAGCAGAATCCAATGTGCCAGTATATTTGAGGAACAAAGAACGACCGGGATCAGTACTGCCATCAGCGATAGTAGTTGTGTGATTGTCCGCATTGGTTGTGATTGC